CAACTTACATTATAATATTGACCGAAGTATTCAGGAAACAGTATTGCAATATGCACAACAAAGGTCGTCAATATATAATATTGCTAGAACTTACGGATTAAAATTACCAGGTCAAAGACCTTCAGTTTCTTTGGTTGATTTTTCAGTTACAGTTCCTGCTTTTGGTGATAAAGAAGATGAGAGATATCTTGGAATATTAACAAGAGGTTCACAAGTTGTTGGAGCCGGAATTGTATTTGAAAATGTTAATGATATTGATTTTGCCTCACCATATAATTCCCAAGGGTTTCCAAATAGACTAAAAATTCCAAACTTTAATTCTAATAATATTTTAGTTAATTATACTATCACAAAAAGAGAAGTTGTTGTTAATGGTATAACAAAAGTATTTAAAAGAGTTATTGGTGCAAATGATGTTAAACCTTTCTTTGAATTATTTCTACCAGAAAAGAACGTATTAGGTATTACAAGTGTCATATTAAAAAATGGTACACAATATACAAATACACCGACAACTGCAGAGTTTTTAGGTTTAGATAATAAATGGTATGAGGTAGATGCTTTGGCAGAAGACCGAGTTTTTATTGAAGACTTAACAAAAGTTTCCGACCAACCTGGAATTAAAGTTGGAAAATACATTCAAACACAAAATAGATTTATTACGGAATTTACTCCTGAAGGATTTAAAAAAATGACATTTGGTGGAGGAACAAACACTGCTCAAGACCAATTAAACCAATTTACAACTTTAGGTACCACATTAGAACTTCAAAAATATTCAAATAATTTTTCATTAGGTTCGGCATTATCTCCAAATTCAACATTGTTTATTCAATATAGAGTTGGTGGTGGATTAGCAACAAATTTAGGTTCAAATGTAATTAATCAATTAGGTACCATATCTTTTTATGTTAATGGGCCTTCTGAAACAACAAACTCTACTGTAGTTAATTCATTAAGATGTGTAAATGTCACGGCAGCTGTTGGTGGAGCGGGAATTCCCTCATTAGAAGAAATTAGAAATTACGTTTCATTTAATTTTTCAGCACAAAAAAGGGCGGTAACAGTACAAGATTATGAATCAATTATTAGAAACATGCCATCCCAATTTGGGGCACCCGCTAAAGTTTCTATTACCGAAAATAATAATAAAATTTTAATTCAAATACTATCTTTTGATACTTCAGGTAAATTAACAAACATTGTTTCAAATACTTTAAGACAAAACATTGCAAATTATTTATCAAATTACCGAATGATGAATGATTATATTTCTATATTCAGTGCTGAGGTTATTGATTTGAGCGTTGATGTTGCAATTGTCTTAGATTCCGCTCAAAACTCAGGACAAGTTATTTCAAGTGTTATTGATAAAGTATCAACATATTTTAACCCTCAAACAAGACAATTAGGTCAAAATGTCTATTTATCAGAACTTAGAAGTATTATTCAAAATACAAATGGGGTATTAACCGTGTCAACATTAGATATATTTAATGAGGTTGGAGGTCAGTATTCATCCGCAGAAACATCTATGGAGTATTCAGACCCAGAAGTAAAACTTATTGGGCCTGTTGATGATACTATATTTGCGCAACCGTCACAAGTTTATCAAATTAGGTACCCTGGTAAAGATATTAAAGTTTCAGTTAAAAACTTCCAATCGATTACTTTCTCTTAACAAGTTCACTTATTTTTTCTTTAGATTATTATTTAATTGTGTGTGTTCATTTTAAAAATCCCACATAAACTATTTATTAATTAAAGGTATTAATGGGTCAATCATATAGAATAAGGACTGAGTTAGGTATTAACAAAACAATCAACGTACAATTAGACCAAGAGTTTGAACAATTAGAGATTTTATCTTTAAAATTACAACAAGAAGATGTTTATAATAGAAGTTGTGCGGATTATGGAGTTATTGTTGGAAGAGTAACCGCAAACAATGGGTTTGGATTACCAAACGCTAGAGTATCAATCTTTATTCCTATTAGTAATCTTGATGTATCAAACCCAATAATTTCCAGCATCTATCCGTATAAATCACCTAACGATGCAAATGAAGATGGATATAGGTATAATTTATTACCTTACATGAAATCTTATTCCGCTCATGCGGCAACAGGAACTCTTCCATCAAGAATGGATGTGTTAACAGAAACAACCACAATTGAAATTTATGACAAATATTATCTTCTAACATCCAAAACAAATGAAAGTGGTGATTACATGATAATGGGTGTGCCAATAGGGTTTCAAACTGTAGTTATGGATGTTGATTTATCTGACATTGGAGAGTTTTCATTAACACCACAAGATTTAATTAGAATGGGTCTTGCAACTGAAGGACAAGTTGCGGGTAATAGATTCAAAACATCAACAGATTTAAATTCATTACCACAAATTATAAATTCTGTTAAACAGTTAGACATTTCACCACTTTGGGGTGAACCTGATATTTGTGACATAGCCATTAATCGTTTAGATTTTGATTTAAGAGACGATTCAAATGTTGACATACAACCCACTGCGGTTTTTATGGGCTCAATATACTCAACTCCAGATAAATTTAGAGTTAGAAAAAATGCAAAACCAAAAGATAACATGGGAAATCTTTGTAGTTTACAGTCAGGACCTGGACAAATATTGGTAATTAGACAAACTATTCAACAAGATGATACAGGTAAACCAATATTAGAAGAATTTAAATTAGAACAATCAGGAAATATTATTGACGGTGATGGAGTTTGGTTAACTGAATTACCAATGAATTTAGATTATATTATAACTAATGAATTTGGTGAGAGAGTTATCTCAAATGACCCAACATTGGGAATACCAACTAAATCAAAATATCGATTTAAAATTAAGTGGCAGCAACCTCCATCATTAACTGATGTAAAACGACCATATTTCTTAGTTCCAAATATTAAAGAATATGGTTGGACAAGTACCGTAACTGACCCAAATTTGGCGCCCGACTATTTAACTAATGAAGAATTAGCGGGTTCTTATTATTTTGGATTAGATTGGACGGGATATACAAATACTCAAGCGGCAATAAATTGTGAAGATACTTTTTATGAATTTGAATTTAATAGAGTTTATACGGTTTCAGGATTTATTGACCAATTTAAAAATGGTTTTAGAGGTAGATTTATAGGTATTAAAGAAATTGATAGTCAAGATTGCGATAGCATCAATAAATTTCCAGTAAATGAGGGGTTTAGAAATTTTGATTTAATATATTTTTTATTTTCAATTCTTATGACAATATTACAACCAATTGGCATAGTAATTTTATTTATCGCTAACCTTTTATTATGGCTTGTTAACTTAATTTATGATATTTTGTGCGAACTTTCAAAGTTTAAAATCTATATTAAATATGTTATAAATTGGCAACCATTCAAACATTGGAGTAAATATTGTACTAAAGAAACCTCAACATTTTCAATACCAATGATTACTTATCCTGATTGTCAGGCTTGTGAATGTCCTGCAGTAACGACTCAAACAACAAGTACTCAAACAGGACCGGGATATGCTGGTGGAACTGGAGAATCATCGTTTTTAACCGCGGTCTCTAGCCCTGGAAAATATTTTGATTTGTATTCAAACATAATTAACCCATATGTTCCTGTGGAAAGTGAATACCATGAAGCTATTGTTCAATCTATAACTGAAGCAATAGCAACTAATCCGTTAACTAAAACTCCAATGAGTACTGTTAGGACATTATATCCGTATACTTTATCTAGTACATTATCATGTGTGTTTGGTAATGAAGGGTCTTCATATTATGTTCAAACAACACTACCAATAGGTGATAGAATTAACATTTTTAATACAAACAATAAGTATTATGAAGATGTTAATAGAATTAAAGTTACTTTTGCTGCAGATTCAAATACGAATTTTCATTATGATAATACTTTAACTGTTTTAGTTGTTCCCAGTTTCGTTGAGAATTTACAAGAGGGGGCAATTTTAACGTTTATATCCCCTACTGGTTCTACAGATTCTAACTTTTTATGGTCAGGAGTAACGGCAACAACAACATTAAAAGGTATTAAGGGAACATTGCAAACTGACCAATTTGTGATGAATGTAGACTACGCCGACCCAACGAATCGATTCAATAATCTAACCACCTCATATGTAATTCCAAAAAATAAAAATATAGAAGAATTCTGTTTTGATAGTGTTGTGGTCGATGTTACTTATTTAGACGGTGGTGTGGGGACTATTATTTATAGAACCTGTGATAATATTAGCAAAACTATTATTACAACAACACTTGGACCTCAAACTATTTTTGATGATGATTGTATACAAATTCAAGGGTTTGCAGGTACCGCAGACTATACAGTAATAAGTACTGGGGATACTTGCCAAAGATATGTGTTTGCTTCCGATATAGAATATTATCAAGTATTAACCGCAATTACAATATCAACTACCGTAATAAATGGAGAAACAAATTTTATTATCCCAAATGCGTCAAGCACTTCTGGATTTTTATCAGAATTACTCACTCCTAGTAGTCTTGAAAATTATTATAAAGTTAACACATATGGTGCTGCGGGTGTCGTTTCCGGTCAAGGGTGGGCATTTAATGATGGTTATCAATTTACTAGAAGAGCAATAGACGCTTACGATGATTTTGTAAGTCAAAAAGTTTTAATTTTACAAAGAGGTGTTGACCCATACTCACCATTACTTACCAACAAATATAGTATTGGAAGAATCTTTGGACAAAATATTGATGACCCTAATTGGGTATTTACGGCTTCAACTAGAGTTAATATTCCGGTACAAAAAGTACCCGCTGGTTCTACAACTACAGTACCAAAACATAATAATCAGGATAATATATTTTTCCAATCTAAATTCTTTACGCCTGGAGTAGTCGGGTCAACTACACCTGGACTACAATATTCAGCATTTACAACAAGTAATATAGGATATTATGGTGCGTTAGATTCACAAAGCAAACCGGTTATTTCTTTTGGGACCACCACAACCTATCAGACCGGCAGTTACGTTGACCCAATATCATATGGACCATCAACAGGGATTTCATCAAAAACTGATAACATGTTTTATAGTTCCACAGTTAACAATAATTACTATGATAGTGGTGAAGATTTATCTGGAGGAGCAATATCTGTCCGTACTCCTAAACAAGAAGAAACTATCGTTTTTAGTCTCCCTGGCATTGACTGTAGTCTTGGTGTCTATAGCACTACGGAGAATTTTTTAAACCTTAGTCCAATACTATATACCCAAAGTAATTCTTCGTTACAAATTTCAAATCCAGTTAAAAATATTATGAGAACTGAAAGACTTCCATCCTCAGATAGTTATATAGGAGGTGTTAATAAAAGTAGTAGTCTTTTACAACAAAATCTTGATTTTGCAATTTACGCTTTTTCCAATACTGGAGGATTGTTTAATATGCCCGTACTTTCAACAGGAGGTTCACAAACAACTCCCGATATTGAGGGACAATTAGCGGCAGCAAATGTTTTAGAAAGTATAACTGATTGTGACAGAATGGTAAATCTTAGTTGTTATAGTGGTAATGGTGTTAATTTTGGAATTAAATTAAATTGTGAAAATACGGATGATGTGAGCTCAGGATGTTATGTTTTTTTAAAAAACCCATCGATAAAAGGGGCAAAGTCAGATATTAAACTTTTTGGTGAATGGGGATTTAGGTTTAGATTTTTTTATGGACTATGTCGAGGAGTTTTGGCTCAATCTTTTACCAATAATTGGGTTAATGGTTCTTTATACATGTTTCCACTTCAAATTGATACTTACTATGACCAAGAAAATAAACCATTACCGCCTGATTTTGCAAAACAACTTGCATATTTTGACGGTAAAACTAATAATTTTTATTATAGAAGTTCGCCTTATTTATCATCTTCACAAAGATTTATTGGTAGACCAACAATAGAGGATAGAAGACCGGTTAATACAAGAAATTTATTGTTTCCAACAACAATTATTAATTTAGGAATTAAAGATGATTTTTATCAAGAAATAATATTTGACCCATCTGCTAAGGCTTACATTATGGGTAGTTTAAATCCATCAAGTTATTCGGATACCTCCGATTTGGTTAATTTATTTGTAATATCAAGAATTACTGATGAAGGATTTTTAGCTCAACTTTTTAATTTTGGTAATAACGGATTAAATCAATTATTTACTAGAGACTTTAATGGTGGAAAAAGAATTGACGGTGATTTAGCTCAAAGTATGTCAATTAATTCTGAATATGGTGTTATTCCCTTTTCACCAGAATTTTATAGTGTATACGGAACTCCAGATGACCCAGTTGTTATTTTAGGTAGTCTTAACGCACCAACAATGGGAGTTTTCTTTTCGTCGACTACTTTTGATTTACAAAACAAAGATTTTTTAACACCTGGAGTTATTAATTTTAGACCATCAAATAACGCAAACGCAATAACCTATCCTTATGGAATTAAATCTCAATATGTTCCATTTTACCAATGGAAATTACAACAACCATCCGTCGAAAGTATTTTTGGTTCGGAAAAAAACAATTGGGACACAACAACTACTTCAGGAATTTTTGGATATAACTACCAATCATTATCTAGACGAAATCTTAATACGCCAAGTTATTTTATTGGTTCAAACACTCAAATAAGTGATATATATGAGAGAGGATATATTTTTAATGTAAACAACACTGGTTCGTTTAGTTATAATGAAGGAACTTATTCTGATAAATTTTTAGTTGGGGCTCCATTTCATTTTTATTTTGGAATTAATCAAGGACTGACAGCATTAGATAAATTTAAAGTAAAATATTCAATAAGTGAATAAACATACAATCATACCAAGTAGTTTAACGTATGCGGCGGCTCCATCGGTTGACCAAGAAATTAATCTTACTTTAGAAGAACAAAGTCAACAAATGGTTGAATATG